ATTGGCTCCCGTGGGCGCGGAAGGCCGGGTGCGTTGTGTTCTCCTCAAGCTCGACCGCCTACACGCCAGAGCGCGGCGACATCGTGATTTTTCTCCCGCGCCTTTCTCACATCGGCATCGTCTCACGTTTCGCCGGTCGCGGCATCGTTGAAACAATCGAAGGGAACACCAACGCCGCAGGCTCCCGCGAGGGCGACGGGTGCTTCGAGAAATTCCGCAACCTCTCATTCTGCGGGTCATTCATTCGCATTCCGCCGCTATAGCAAACGCGCACAAGACCCCAGGGGAGGGGCGCAGCTATCGTGCCCGCATGAAAATCGTTCAGCTTTTGAAAAGCCTTCTCATTGGCGGGGAACCCGTCAAAGCCGGTGAATCCGTGGAGGTCTCCGAATCCGTGGCCCGCGAGCTAGTGGGGCGGGGCGTGGCAGTGCCGGTCATTGCAAAGCCCGAGCCTGAGCCCGAGCCGCAACCCGCCGAGGAGCCGAAGCCCCGCAAAAAGTAGGCCATGCCCGAAAACCTCGCGGCCTTTTTCACCGGGCTCGACGCGCAGACGGCCACGTTCACCGTTGGCGGGCAACCGCGCCTTGTGCAGTGTTTCTTCGACAACGCCTTTTTTGACAGGTCCGTCGGGGAAACCGTGCTCGACACGACGCAGCCGCGCATAACGTGCCAGATGGCCGCGCTTGCGGGCGTTGCTCGAGAGTCGCTGGTGGAGGTTGCGGGGCAGACGTATTCGATCATTCAAATTCAGCCCGAAGGCACCGGCCTTGCAACTGTCACCCTGGCTCATGAGTGAGTTTCTCGAAGTCCGCGCCGACGACCTCGAAAAAGTCGCGCTCGTCGCCGGGCGCGTTCTAGACGAAAGCACGCGCCACGCGATGAAAATCGCAATCGCTCGCGTTTCGCGCTGGGCAGGGAACGAGGTGCGCCGGAAGGTCGCCTCCGCCGTGAAGGTTAAAGGCGGCATCATCAAGGGGAGAATGTTCGTCGGAATCAGCGACCAGAAAGGCCGCGTCTGGCTGGGCCTTTCGCCCATCAAACTCAACCGCCTGAATCCTCGCCAAACCGCATCCGGCGTCACCGCAGGCCCGGCCAAGCGCCCCGGGGCCTTCATCGTCGAAAAATTCGGCGGCAACGTGTTCGAACGCAAAGGCAAGGCGCGTTTGCCAATCGAAAAAAGCGCCGGGCACGACATCCGCAGCGAAGGCGACGCGGCAATGGCCGCCGTCAAAGAGCAGATCGGGCCGCGCCTCCTCGCGGAATTTGAAAGGGCCTTGAAATGGGGACGCCAGAAATCAACCTGACCAACCTTCACGCCGCGATGAAAACGGCCTTTCTGGCCGCGTTCCCCGGCGTCTCCGTGGACTACTACGACCGCCCCGGCGAAAAGCTGACCGTCCCCGCGATCCGTTTTGAGCTTGAGCAAATCGCACCGGCGAACCCCTACGACACCGGCACCGAGCAACTAGAGGTCGAGCTTCGATTCTCCGCCGAATGCGTGGCGACTTACAAACAGGGCGGCAAGCTGGGCGTGCGACTCCTCGCCGCGCAGGTCGCAAAATTCGTGCAGGGGAACCGCTTCAGCAGCCCGCTCAGCCCGGGGCGTTTTGCGAGCGCCACGCCCGAGACGTTCTCGGAGGAATACGAGACCTTTCGCGTGGAGTGGTCGCACACGGCATTTTTGGGCGCTTCCATTTGGGACGGAGTGGGCGTTGTGCCCACGCAAATCTTCCTCGGCGTGGCTCCTTACATCGGCGTGCCGAATGAGCCTTACTATCGCCGCATCATCCCGCCCGAATGAGCGCCGCACGCATCGGAGAGCTTGAGCGCCGCCTCGCCAACGTGACCAGGGCGGGGACGATCCTTGAGGCGGATTATTCCAAGGCCCGCGTGCGCGTGAAGCTCGGGAAAAACACAACGGCCTGGCTTCCGTGGGTCTCCTCCCGCGCCGGTGGGGATAAAACGTGGCACGCTCCCGAGGTAGGGGAGCAAGTCCTCGTTCTTTCGCCCGCTGGCGACTTGTGCGCGGGCTTTGTCCTCGGGGGCGTTTACAAACAGGACCGCCCGGCCAACGCAGACGCCGCGACGGTCTCCCGCACGACTTACGCAGACGGGGCCGTGGTCGAGTACGACCGAGCCGCGCACGCCTACGCAATCAGCATCCCGGCAGGGGGCAAAGCCACGGTGAAAGCCGGGGCATCCTCCACCTTTGAAGTCACCTCCGACGCGATCCGCCTCACCGTGGGCGGCACGCAGCTTGTTCTCTCGGCGTCCGGGATTCAAATCACCTCCGCTACCGGGTTAAACATCAACGGCGCCGTCACGCAGACAGGCGGACCGCTCACGAGCAACGGCATTGCCCTTTCCACGCACACGCACAGCGGCGTCACCTCGGGAATCTCCAACACCGCAGGCCCGAACCCGTAGCGAGCAAACGCGCACAAGACGCCCGGAACAGGCCGCGCCTAATGTTCGGCCGTGCGCGGGACGAATCAAACAACAGGCAAGGCTCTCTCCGGCGTGGAGCACCTCCGCCAGAGCATTCAGGACATTCTGTCTTGTCCGCTGGGCTCGCGTGTCATGCTCCGCGATTACGGCTCAAGGCTCTTCGAGCTTGTGGACGCCCCGCTGAATCGCTCGACCCTCATCGAGCTTTACGTGGCGACCATTGACGCCCTCCAGAAATGGGAGCCGCGCCTTGCAATCGCTCGCGTTTTCGCCAGCGCAGTTTCTGACGGGCGCGTAACTCTGGAGCTTGAGGGCGTTTATTTACCGACCGGCCAACCCGTCACCGTGGACGGCATCGTCATATGAGCAGCTTCACCGCGATTGACCTTTCAAACATCCCCGCGCCGGAAGTGGTGGAGACGCTCGACTTCTCCGCGATCCTCGCCGCGATGGTTGCGGACCTTCAAGCGCGAGATCCCGCTTTCACGGCCTTGGTGGAGTCTGACCCCGCGTGGAAAATTCTTGAGGTTGCGGCCTACCGCGAGCTTTTGCTCCGCCAACGCATCAACGACGCCTCCCGCGCCGTCATGCTCGCATTTGCCACCGGCGCAGACCTTGAGCACCTCGGCGCGCTTTTCGGCGTCACTCGCAAAACGCTCGTTGCTGGCAACCCGTCCGCAATCCCGCCCGTGGAGGCAGTGATGGAGGCCGACGCCGACCTCCGTTATCGCATCACCCTGGCGCTTGAGGGACTCAGCACAGCAGGCCCCGAGGGCGCTTACCTTTACCACGCGCTCAAATCCGAGAGCGTGAAACACGCCTCCGTCACCGGCCCTCCCATCCTCTCGCCGGGGCAGGTTCTTGTGACCCTCCTCGGGACCACCGGCAGCGGGGCCGTTTCCTCCACCGTCATTTCCGAGGTCGCCGCGATCCTCAACGACGAGGATGTCCGACCCCTGACGGATCAGGTGACTGTTCAGGGCGCAACCATCATCCCCTACACGATCCAGGCCACGCTCTACACCTACGCAGGCCCGGACTCCGCCGTTGTCATTCAGCAGGCGCTCACCGCCGCGCAGGCATTCGCGGACGCTCAGCACCGCATCGGCTACGACATCCCGCGCTCTGGGATTTTCGCCGCGCTGCACGTTGCCGGGGTGCAGCGTGTCGAGCTGACGCAGCCCGCCGCCGACATCACCGTCAACTACGCGCAGGCCGCTTTTTGCACAGGCCTAAACATCACGCACGCGGGGGTGGCTGAATGAGTCTGCTCCCTCCGAACAGCTCCGACCAAGAGCGCGCAATGGAAGCCGCAACGCAGCGCGCAACGGAATTGCCCGCGCCGCAGCGCACGCTCTGGAACGCCGACACCTGCCCGGCCAACCTCCTGCCCTGGCTCGCGTGGGGGTTTTCGGTGGACGAGTGGAACGCCAACTGGACCGAGGAGCAAAAACGCCGCGTCATCGCCGCGTCAATCGACGTCCACCGCCGCAAGGGCACCGTGGGCGCAGTGCGCAGCGTGCTCGAAAGCCTCGGCATCGGGAGCGCCTTCCAGGAGTGGTGGCAGCAGACGCCGCCCGGCACCCCTCACACGTTTAAGCTTCTCGCCTCGTTCATCACGACGCCCGCGAACGTCCAAGACTCGATCTTCGAGGCCGTCAACCGCGTCAAGCCGGTCCGCTCTCAAATGGTTGTCGAGCTTGTGCAGGGCTTCCTAGGCGAAGTCAACACCGTGGGGATTCTCAACCCGACTCTCTACGACCGCCTCGAAGGCGCAGCCTCTTACCCGTAACAAATGCCCGCGCTTAACTTCCTCATCACCAACGCAGGGAAAGCCGCCATCGCCGCCTCCGGGAGCATTGGTCCCGTGGTCCTTTCGCAAGTCGCCATCGGCTCCAGCGGCTACACCGCGACCGGCTCGCAAACCGCGCTTGTGGCGCAGATCAAACAGATCACGCCCGAAGGCTCCAGCGTGCCGACGCCGGGAACGATTCACATCACGGCCTCCGACTCCTCCGCCGACAGTTACACCGTCCGCGAAGTCGGCTTGATTACCTCCACGGGGACGCTCTTTGCCATCTACTCACAGACGGCCCCCATTCTCATCAAGGGCAGCGGCTCAGTTGCGCTCTTCGCGCTCGATTTCGTTATGACGGGCGTTCCCGCTGGAAGCGTCACGATCGGCAGCGCCTCTTTCCAATACCCGCCCGCCAGCGAGACCGCACAGGGCGTCGCGGAAATCGCCACGCAAGCCGAGACCGACGCAGGAACGGACAACGCAAGATTCATCACCCCGCTAAAACTCGCGGCGCTCAACAGATGGGTGTTGAAAACCGGCGACACGATGACAGGCCCGTTGACCACCAACGGAAACTTCACGGTCAATGGCTCAATCCGAAACGTTCAGGGAACACTTAAGGGCGCGGCGGATAACTCCGCGTGGAGCATCGTTGCGGGCAGCTCTGACCCGGGCGTCGCAACGTCCGGCGCGTGGATTTCGCTCTATGGCGGCACGGCAGCGGGCTCTCCTGGCTTGATGGTGTTTGGGTGCAACAGCGCAACAACCGGAGTTATAACAGCAGCCGGAAACGTAGGATTCGGAACAACCGCGCCACTAGCGAAGCTTCACGTTGTGGGCGAAAGTTTTATTGTTCAGAACACAGGAGCGCCAGTCGATCGACGCATAACGCGCCTTTCAAATTGGAGCAACGGAGCAGTGATGCTTGAGCGCGTCAACGACGCCTTTACAGCTGGAACGCAGTTGCTTGGGTTCGACGGCAACAACAACGCAGCAATCCCGGGAGCTTTGATTCTGGGAGGCCCGCTGACGTTGCCAGCGGACCCGACCGCAGCGCTTCACGCCGCGACAAAGCAGTATATCGACGGCCTTTTGCTCGGGATGATTACGACATTCCCGCAGACGACCGAGCCGGTGGGCTGGCTGAAATGCAACGGGCAGGCAGTTTCAAGGGCAACCTACGCCGCCCTTTTTGCGAGAATCGGGACGACCTACGGCGTCGGCAACGGATCAACGACTTTCAACCTGCCCGACCTTCGCGGCGAGTTTGTGCGAGGCCTCGACGAAGGGCGCGGAGCGGACACAGGGCGCACTTTGGGCAGCGCACAAGCCGACATGCTGGAGGCACACAGCCACAACGTCGGCGCGTTCACGACGAGCGCATCCAACACCGGGCAAGGTGTTTTCAGCTTCTATTCCGTGACCTCACACGGTGGCGGCTCTTCGTTCAACGGCTACACAACGTCCAGCAACGGCGGCACCGAAACGCGCCCGCGTAACGTTGCCTTCCCGTACTTCATAAAATTCTAAATGGCCGCGCAGACCTACAACCTAGAAATCAACCAGGGCGCGACGTTCTCGTTTGCGATGGTTTTTTATGATGCCGGGGCGGGGCTCATCCCGCTGACGACGGCGACCCTTGCCGCGCAGATCCGCCCGACGGCAGAAAGTCAAGCCATCCTCCAAGAGTTCACCGTGACGAAAGACCCGATTCAGACCGGGCGTGCCACGTTCTCTCTCACCGCAGCGCAGACGCGCAACCTGAGCTTTTCCACGGCGGTTTACGACGTGCTCGTTACGTTCGCGGACGGCACCGCGCTTCGCGTGGCGCAAGGGTCTGTGACGCTTTCCAAACAAGTCACACGCTGACCCATGCCTGACATAACCGTCACAGTCGAAACCACGCCGCCGCCGACGCTCAACGTTTTCACGGCGCTTCTCCCGACGCAGACCGGCAACGCGGGGAAGCTCCTGACAACGAACGGCTCCACGGCATCGTGGACGAGCACGCCAACGCTCCAGCAGCTCAACATCGAAGGGAGCCTCTACCCGTTTTGGCAGATCAAGAACAACTCCGCGCCGGTTGATAAAAAATACAGCCGGTTGGCGCACGACGGGGCGGGGAGTGTAAACCTTGAGCGAGTCAATGACGGTTACACGGCGGTAACCGCGATCCTGGCTAAGTGGGACGTTTCCAACAACACCACGCTCTCGGGGAACCTGACCGTTGGGGGAACGATCCAAAATGTTTTCAACGTCTTCGGACCGTCCAACTCCTCCGCGTATACGATTGTGGCAGGCAGTTCGCAGCCAAACACGGCAAATTGCGGCGCTTTCATTCAGCTTTACGGCGGCACGCAGCCGACCTTTCCGGGAAGGCTCTTTTTTGGGAGCGGCTTAACGACCCACAGCGGGTTCGATCCCGCAGGCAACCTCGGCATCGGGACAACCTCCCCGCAAGCCCGGCTGCATGTTGTGGGAGGGGACGCGCTGATTGAGAACAACCGCAAGATCTCAATGCCGGACGCATCGGGGTCCTCGCCTGCCCTGATCTGCCAGAGCGACAACAACTTTGTTTTTTACGGGACAAAGCCAGACGGCACCCCAAAGGCTATTTTTTCGTGCTTCATGCGAAGCAGCACTTTAGAGCCGCTGCAATTTAGTGCGCCCGTGAAAATAGGCGGCAACGGCGGGGCAATTGGCAGCATTGTAACCGCTGGCTTTTATCACCAGCCGGGCGCAATTGCCGCCAACGGTGGTTCTCAGTTTTTGGACGTTACGTTAACGGGCGCGGATTCAAACACGGTTTGCTTTGTGGAATGTAACGGAGGAATGAACGTCAACGCGATTATCCTAAAGGCTAACGTCATTTCGGGAAATGTCGTCCGCGTGTATTGGATCAACCCGACCCCTTCTTCGGTTTCTCTTGCAGGCGCAAACTACCGGGTTTGTGCCGTCACTTTTATATGATTCACATCTTTTCTCCAACCTCACTAACCATCGACGGAATGCAAGCGGGCGCGGTGGCCGACGCCGTCGCAAACAACAGGCACCTCGCCTCCGACATACAACACGCCCTTGTCGCCTACGACGACGCGCAGAAAGCCGCGCACGCCGACGCCCTCAAAGCAGCCTCCGAAAAACTCACCACGGAGCACGCCGAGGCGCTCGCAAAACTGAGCGCCGAACGCGATGCAGCCAAGGCCGAAGCAAAAGCCGCGCTTGAGCAAGTGGAAGCCAACGAAGCATTCCAAAAGCAGATCCTCGAACGCGCCGCCGTGCTCGTCCCGCAGGCCGCCGAGAGCGGCGATTGGTCCGAAGTGGCGCAGCTCATCGCGTTTGCGGGCAGCCCATTCGAGGAAAAGAAGCGCCTCGCAGAACTCGCGGAGATCGAGCGCCTTGAAGCCGAGGCCGCCGAGCGCCGCGCAAAACTCGCGGGCAAACGCGCACAAGACCCCATCGAAGAAGCCGAATAAATTCAAACCATGCCCGAACAATTTCTTCACGGCGTCGAGGTCCTCGAAATCCTCGACGGCCCGCGCCCCATCCGCACCGTTGCAAGCTCCGTTATCGGCCTGATCGGCACCGCGCCCGCAGCGGAGGCCGAGGTAAAAGCCTCGCTGACCATCGGCACGACAGCGGCCAACAACGGCATTCTTTTCACCTCGAAAAAGACGGGCGAGCTTGGGAACAAAACAGCCGTGCGCCTTCGCAACCCGATGGCGAACTCCGCGACCCTCTCCGTGAACGTATCCGGCGACCTCATCACCGTGAACCTCGCCACCGGCCCGACCGGCACCGTGACCACCACGGGCACCTTGCTTATTGCGGCCATCGCCGCAAACACCGCAGCCAACGCGCTTGTCACCGCCGCCAACGTGGCCACATCGACCGGCGCAGGCGTTGTGCTCGTGACAAACATGACCTTTCTTGAGGACGGCAAAAACGAGGCTTTCCCGCTCAACACGCCCGTCTTGGTGAGCGGCTCTCGCACCCTGGCAGCCCGCGCAGGCGCGACCGGCACGCTTCCCAACGCGCTCGACGGCATCCTTGACCAAGCCGGGGCCGCCGTTGTGGTCGTGCGCGTGACCGAGGGGGCCAACCTCGCCGCAACCGTCACGAACATTGTCGGCAGCTCCTCTCTCAAAACCGGCGCGTGGGCGTTCACCTCGGCGGAAACCTCGCTGGGCGTTCGCCCTCGCGTTCTCATCGCCCCGGGCTTCTCCGATCAGCAGGCCGCGACAAGCGAGCTTCTGGCAGTGGCAACCCGCCTCCGCGCCGTTGTCATAGCGGACGGCCCCAACACGACCGACGCCGCCGCGATCACCTACGCGCAGGGGTTCGGCTCCGACCGCCTCATGATCGTGGACCCGCAAGTCCAGGTTCTCCGCGCTGGCGTGCTCGTCAACGAACCCGCCTCTTCGCGTGTCGCCGGGCTCATCGCCAAGAGCGACAACGACAGGGCTTTTGGTGGAGCCCCTCCAACCAAGAGATCCTCGGAATCTCCGGCG